CCAATCGAAGAGTAAAGCAGAACCCCATGTCAGCCTCTATTCGCAAAGCATGATTTTGGACTGTGACATGGCTCTAAGTATTACCCCAACAAGACAACTATCAGAGGAAGGCTTAACGGCTATTTCTTTAACTTGGGCTAGACATACAGAAGGTTTTACAAGTTATATTGCAGAACCTCATTTAGAAGTACAAGACTTTACATTAACTGGAGATACAATTGATTTTGATGATATTCTTGACCAAATTAAGAAAGAGAATAAACCTTCAAACAAAGACTAAAACTTAAAAACTTACGAGAGGACTCTTATCCTCTCAATCTTACAAAATACTTACTACTTTAAGCCAACTTTTATAAAACCTTTGTTACAATTCTTTTATCAATTTAATTAAAGGGAATAAAATGATAGAAATACCAATAGAAATAGACTACAACAAAATATATGAAATATCTGATTTCAGATTAGATACTTTTACTACGTTACAGTTTAGTGAAGATTATGCTATGATTACTACTTTAAGTTTTCAGGATTTAGGATTTATCCTTGATGTTTTACACATAGAAAAAATTAAAGATAATTTTGATTTAGTAATTGAAAGTGTAATGAGTAATCAAATGCTTTATTATATTATATTAACTAAGAAAACTAAAGGAGAATTAAAATGAATAAGAATATTAAGAAAAAGATTATATTAATTAATGGACAAAAGAGAGCAGGAAAAGACACAACAGCAGAGTTCCTTAAACAAGATTTACTTAACAAAGGAAAGTCCGTAGAAATTTTTGCTTTCGCAGATAAACTTAAAGATATGGTTTGTGAAATGTTTAACTTAACAAAAAGTCAATTAGATTATTACAAAAATCAAGAGTTTAATATTTTTGCTGAGATTGTTGAAGAAAGGGTTAACTTTATTAATGAACAAAAACTTACTGATTTTAGAACATTCTTAGATATTTTTGGTAATAAAATTGCTAAAACTTTAGGTGGAAATAATGTTTGGGCTGATATTGTTTTGAAACAAGTTCAAGAATCTGATTCAGAATACTTTATTTTATCTGATTTTAGATTTCCTATTGAGTTTGAGGTATTTATGAATAAAGGCTTTAAGTTTAGTACAATAAAAGTTCAAAGAGACTTACCAAAGAGTAACCTTGAATCAGAAAATGCTTTAAAAGACTTTTATTTTGATATTATTTTAGATAATAACTCTGATTTAGAGAGTCTTAGGGTTAAAGTTAGTAGAATATCTGAAACAATTTTAGAGGAGAGTTAATATGAGTATTAAAACAACAAGATATATTACAAGAGAACAAGCTATAGCAAGAATTAAATATATTTTATACCTAAATAATGTAAATGCACGAGAGCTTATTCTAAAAAATAGCTATGAGTGTGATTTGACATTAGAAAATATAAAAGAGTATATTGAATACTTTCCTAGTAAATATGTAAAAGAACTTTCAAATAAAGCTTTAGAAGAATTAATGGATACTCCTTTTATAAGGTATTCTATGTTTGAGAATTACATAATCAAAAATGACGAGGAGGATTAATGAAAGTATTTAATACAGATGTTTTAGAAAGATGTCAGAAAGAAGGTGTTTCTCCAAAGATTATTATAATAAAGAATTTTATTGGGGAGAATGATAGAGGAAAATTAACCAAGTACGGACTAGAAATGTTTAAATTCGGTATATCTCCGAAAGAAGTTCTATACATTAGCCTTTTTGATAAACCAACAAAAAAGTTTGGTATAGGGGAGCTTCGGGAGGTGGTTAAGGAATTAGAGAGTCTAGTCAAAGTGGTTGGTTGTAATGTCTTGGTGGACGATACCTTTAAATTAGATAAAGATAAACTAAGTAAAGGTTTAATTTTTAAAGATATTTTAACTTTAGATTCTAATAAGTGGAAAGATTTAGGGGTATTAAAAGCTAGTTTATTAACTAAAGATTTTAATATAAAAATGGTATGTGGGCTTAGGTGGGAAAGTATCTCTAGGGAAAAAGATTCTAAAGACATTATAGATAGAGAGTTTTTAGTAAAAGATGAGGAAGATTTAGAATTTATAGAAGTAGATACTTTAACTAAATTAAAAGATATGTATGAGTATTTAAAAGATAAAAAAGAAATTATGTTGGATATTGAAACTAATATGTTAGACTTCGCTCATAAAGGTGCTAAAATTCTATCTATACAGTTAGGGTGTATAGAGAATGATAAAAGAGCATATTTAATTTGGTATGATAAAAGTGGTATTGATTTAGGAAATAAGTTTAAAAATAAAGTAAAACAGGTTATGCAATATTTTATGAAAAGAAAACCTTTAGTAGCACATAATGGTAGTGCGTTCGATATTCCTTGGCTTTGTTTACATATGGAAGTTAATCCTTGGGAGGTTGAAATAATTGATACTTTAGTTTTAGGGTATTTAGCATATAACTCAACTAGAAGGATTTCATTGGGGTTAAAAGATTTATCCTATAAATATGTAGGAGAATACGATGCCCCTTTAGATGTGTTTAAAAAACAATATTGTAAAGAAAATAAAATTAAGAAAGATGAGTTTAGTTATGATTATATCCCTAAAGATATTTTAGCTAAGTATTCTTTTTATGATATTATAGCTTTAATCCCTCTTAGAAAAGATTTACAGAAAGCTTGTGAAAATCATATTGGAGGTGATTTATATAAAGAATCTTTTTTACCTTTTTATAAAGACTTTAGTAAGTTAATATCTTATATGGAAGTTATTGGGATACCTTTTAATATTAAAAAAGCTAAAGAGTTATTGAATGAGAAGTATAAAGAAAGAAAGAGAATATACTCTAATATCTTTGAAAATGGTAAAGTAAAAGAGGCTGTTAATTTTATTAATAACAAGAACTATAAAAAAGCAATGGAACAGTATAATAAAAAAGTTCAAGATAAGCTACAACAAGGGGAAGAGTTTAAAGGTAAAAAACCTGATAAAGCTTTAGGGAAATATGGAAGTATTAATTTTAATGTAGAATTTAACCCTAACTCAACTGACCATAAAAGAGTACTCTTTTTAGAGGTATTAGGTTTGAAACCATTGAAAGAAACTTCAGCAGGTTTAGTTAGTGTAGATTCTGAAACTTGTATTAAGTGGGCAGAAGAAAATCCTAAAATAGATATTCTGAATTACTTCTCAAAGGTAGCTAAATTAGAGAAAGAAATTACAAGTTTTTATGAACCTTATATAAGAAAATCTGAAAACTCTATTGATGGTAGAATAAGAGGTTTTTATAGAATTAGTGGTACTATTTCAGGTAGAATATCAATGACTGATGTGAATATTTTACAAGTACCAAGAGATTCTGACTTTAAATACTTTTTAGGTTATCCTGAAGATAGTGAGTATTTTGTTATAGGGGACGACATCACAAATTTGGAAGGAAACCAATTAACTTTAATTTCAAAAGACGAAGCCTTAATGAAAATTAGAGAAGAGGCTGAAGGTGATGGACACAGTTGGCTGGGGATAAATCTAGCTAATTTAGGTATTGAGTTATTTAAAGATATAAAAGGTTTAGACAACTCAAAGTTAGAAGATATTAAGTATGTAAAAAAGAATTACCCTAACTTAAGACACATTGCTAAAACAGCTAACTTTAGTTGTATTTTCGGTATTTCAGGAATGGGACTTGCTAGGGATTTAGGAATACCTAAAACAGATGGAGAAGCTATTGTAGATGGTTTTTGGGAAACTCATAAACAAGCTAAAGAATTTTTTGATAGTAGAGAATTAAAAGCTAAAAAAGAAGGTTATGTGGATTTAATTGGGGGGGCTAAACTTTTAACACCTGATGCAAACCATTCAGATATAAAGATACAAAGTAAGTCTATAAAATCATCAAATAATGCAACCATTCAATCAGGAAGTTGGATTACACATAGGGCAATGATTAATATATGTAATATAGCATATGAGAAAGGATGGGACTTAAAACCTTTAAATCCTTGGTATGATGCTTGTTATTTTCAATGTCATAAAGATATTTTATTTGAAGCAAGTCAAGTAATTCAAAAGGAAATGGAAAGACCTTTTATGGAAAATCAAATATATAATTTAGAAGGTTTACCTGAACTTGGAAAATCTCTAAAAGGAGGTTGTGAGTTAAAAGGCACATTAGAAGAAAAATTAGAAATATATAATAAGTTTAAAAAGGATAATAAAATTGAGTAGAAATATAAATAAAACATTACCACCTAATATTGAGTGGGTTGGAGGGAGAGAACCCTTCCAATATAGGGGACAAATTAATTATGAAGTTAAAAGAATTAATTTCAAAACTTTAGAAGAAGCTATTGATTTTAAAAGTCTGATTGATATGGAATTAGAAGAAATGGGTTTAAAAACTAAAACAAAAAATAAACAATGGGAATATAAAAATGAAATTAAAGGATTAACTTGTACAAGTTGTGATACTTGGAAATCCTCGGATAATTATGTTAAGAATAAACAATCAAAAATAGGAGTTCATTATATTTGTAAGCAATGTAGAAAAGAGTTTAAAGATAAATGGGCTAAATCTAAAGAACGGGTTGTTCAAACATTATGGGATAGTCAAAAATTATCTTGTAAGAATAGAAATATGGATATGCCAAATTACACTAAAGATTGGTTTTTTGAATGGTGTTTTAGTCAAAAGGCTTTTCACGAATATTATGATAAATGGGTTGAATCAGGTTATGCTAAATATGAAAAACCTAGTGTAGATAGACTTAATAATTTTAAGACTTATTTAAAAGATAATATAGAAATGGTAAATTGGGGAGAAAATGATAGAATGGCTAATGAAGCAACAATCAAAGGAGAAAGTAGATTTGATTATGTAGGAGTAAGGCAGTTAGATATGGAGGGTAATTTCATTAGGGAATATTTTAACACAAGAGAAGCTGAGAGATTAACTGGAATTGCTTATCAAAATATTTGGAAAGTATGTAATAATCAAAGAGTGCATGCAGGAGGTTATAAATGGGAATACATCAAAAAACACAACAAAAACTAAATAAAGCAAACCAATTAATAAACAAAGCTTTAAAAACAAACCCCATCAAAACCTCCCTTCTAAACTTTGCTATTGGAGAGCTTCAATCAATAATTAACACAGAAAGTCCTAAAGCAAAGGTTAAGGAAGAAGAATGTATAATAAATTCTGAAAACAAAGATAAAACAAAGGTACTTGGAGATAACTTCGAGGAACATTATTAAAGTTATTTATTAAAAGGAGAACAAGAATGAGTTTCAAAACATTTGATTACATATGTGATAACAAAGATTGTCAAGAGTATAATATTAAAAAAGAAAAGTTAGTAAAAGATAAAGACAAAGATACCCAACAATGCGATTCTTGTAAAGAAATCATGTCAAGAGGTTTTGGTGTAGGTGCTATTAAGACGGGTGATTTTAATGGGAAATTACATTAAGAGATTAAAAGGATAAATTTAATGAAGTATATGGGAAGTAAGAATAGAATAGCAAAATATTTAAAGCCGTTTTTAGAAAAGAACTTAAATGGGGATAATTATTATGTAGAGCCTTTTGTAGGAGGTGCTAATATGATAGATAAGATTGAGTATGATAAAAGAATAGGAGGGGACTTTAATGAATATTTAATTGAAATGTGGAAAGGATTGCAGGATGATTTAAATAGACCTAAAATAATTTCAAAAGATTTATATTCGGAAGCTAGAAGTTATTATAATAATAAAGAAACCACTAAAAATTTTTCTAAATTTATTATTGGATGGATTGGATGGATGGGCAGTTATAATGGTAGGTTCTTTGATGGTGGGTATTCTGGTCATTCAGTAGGAAAAACACAAAGAGATTATATCTCTGAGCAAATTAGAAATACTGAAAAGCAATCATCAAATCTTAAGGATGTTACTTTTATTTATTCTAACTATAATAAATTACATATTCCTAAAAATTCAGTTATATATTGCGATATTCCCTATAAAGACACTAAACAATATATAACTTCAAAAGATTTTAACCATGAAAAGTTTTGGGAGTGGTGTAGGACTAAAGTTAATGAAGGTCATTTTGTTTATGTATCAGAATATAATGCCCCTAATGATTTTGTTTGTATTTGGGAGAAAGAAGTTACTAATAGTATGAATCAAAGTAAGACATATAAACCAACTGAAAAACTATTTATTCATAAAGACCAATTAGAGTTATGCAAACTAAATTAGAAAGTTTTAAGGAAAGTTTAACTAATATTTTTATAGGTTATATAACAGCTTTAATAAGTCAGTTATTAATCTTTCCTTTATTTAATATTGAGGTAACTTTCCAAGAGAATCTTTTAATAGGACTTTATTTTACTTTAATTAGTTTATTAAGGTCTTATTTAGTAAGAAGATATTATAATAGTAAGACTAGAAAGTTAAAGGAGAGATAGATGAAAAATATAAATAAAATAAAAGAAACTTTAGAATATTTAGATAAAAATTGTGAAACAGATTTAGATGTATTGGACTATATTGTTACAAACAAAGTTCAAATGGAAAAGTTAGGTATGGAAATACAAATTGATAATGATTCAGTTGATTTATACTTTGGAGAAGATTCAGATGAAAATTCATTATATTATACTTTTGGTAACTTTGGATATGAATTATTAAATATACTTTTTAAATATATTGGTTTTAATTCTGACTTAGTGTAATGAAAAAGCCTAACTATTTCCAAAGCACAAGAAACAACCTCGGAATGTTACTTATTGAATTTAATACTCTTAAAAAGTATTGTACAGGTATTGATTCAATCAAATGGGCTTACAAAGAATACCTAAGAGGAATTAATATCAACAGCCTATTCCGAGAAAAAGAGTATCAAGAGATACACCATAAAATAATACAGAAAGGAGAATCATTGGTATTTAAAAAGAATTTACCTAGAGAACCTATTTTAGAAGAAACTAATCCACAACCTAAGAGTATAATCTTTAATGAAAAGAAATATTCTAATAGACATTTTTGGGAACAATTAGTAAACAATTCTGATAAATTACTTAATAAAGGTTATATTATTAATCTTTATTCTCAAATAGGGGAACAAGGGTTATTAGCAGGAAGTGTTTTACTGAATAGTATTAATGAAAAGATTAAGAACAAGAATACTAAAACAAAGATTACTATAACAACTGGAGCTAAGTTAGATTATGATTTCAAAGATTTTAATGATTATGACAGCTCAGTCAGTAAAATGGCTAAGGTTGATTGTTTAGGTATTTTTAGTTATAATACTTTAAGTTCAAGTGATTTTAACAAAGCTAAGTTTGAAGCATTATTGGACGAATGTTTTGTTAATAAAACTTTAGTAATACTTACTTCAAAAAAAGAGGTTAGTATAAAAGGTAGAGAGATTATTAATATAGGTTTTACTGATAAAGTAAAGAAAGAAACAGATTTATTAAAAGATATTTTAGGAGGATAGAAAATGTTAGAAGTAGAAGACTTAAAAGAAACAGTTGATTTCTATGAATATGGAGCTAAAGTGCTAGTTTCTATCTTTGATGAAAACAGAGAAGAACAGCTAATTGATATAAAAAATATATCAAAAGGTAGTGAAGGAATTATGGTTTTTGATATTTCTGAGGATATAGCAAATATTTTAGATAACTTTGAACAAAAGATTTTTCAAAGGTGTTTAGGCAATACTCCTGAAGAGTTACAAACAAAAGAAACTTTACAATTACTTAGTAAAATGTTTGGGTATAAAATAAACCTTAATAATGGCTAAATCAACAGTAAACCTTGACAAAATTCCTAAATGGAAAAGTCGTAGAAAGTTTTCTTACATAAATCCTAAAAGAAAAGATATAACTGAAAAAGAAATGCCTTACTCATTAAAGCTTTCAATAAAGTCTAAAAGAGGATTTATGTTATTGCTTTCTGATATAAATGTTGAAACAAAAATCTTAAAGAAATATAATTATGAATGGTATATGTGGTTATATAATTGGTATAACCCTAAAAGAAAAGAAAAGAGAATAAAAGGTTTTGAAGATATTCCTTTTTACCATAAGTCTTTAGAAAAAGATTTTTATAATCTTTATGAGAGTATTTCTTTTAGAGAGAAGTTTCTTAAAAAACCTTTTATAGAATTAGGTACAAAGTTCGAGATTAAGAAAAGAACTTATCAAGAATTATTTGAAAGTACAAAGTCCTTAGAAGCTCTTGAAAAGATTAATCAAAATGGAGCTTTTTATTACAAATTACCTAAGAAATATAAATTCTTTGAAATGACTATAAAAGGTTCTCAAATACAATGTAATGAAAAGATAAATATACCAAGTAAGAAACTAAGTAAATTAAGCAAACATTTAGTTTATTTTGGTATAATAGATATTTCAAGGAAGAATACAAGTAAACCTTACTTTTTAGGATATTATTCTGAACAAGAACTTTCTAAAAAGAGTAGGTTTAATGGTGTCGAAAGAATGACCTTTTTGAAACATACATTAAAACAAAAAGATATTTTAGGAAATATCTTAGAAGGAAACTTTATATGGGATATAGATGATATTCCAAAAAGTGACCTAAAGTTTGATTGTTTGGTATTAGTTTCAAAGGGGGCTTTCTTTGATAGTTATGAGAGTTTTATTTTAGAAGGAGAAAGATGAAAGAAAAGATTTTAGTAATAGATTCTGCTAATCTTTACCATAGTAGAAAGTATGATTGGATTAGTGGAAAAGTAAGTAATTTAATTGAACCTTTTTTAAATGATATTTTACAACAAGTTCAATTACATAACCCTAAAATGGTTGTTCTATGTAATGATGAATATAAAAGTAAATACAGACAAGAGCTTACTAAAGAGTATAAATTAGGAAGAATTAAACAAGCAAAGAAATATACAAAAGTTCAAAAAGAAGCAGAACAACTTGTTAGAGATTTAAAGAAAAACCTAAAGCATTTTGAAGGAGTTTTTGTTTATGGAGGTGTTAAAGATGTAGAAGCTGATGATATTATGTCTATACTTTATCATGATAAAAGATTATCTGACTATGAAATTATTGTAGTAAGTCAAGATAAAGATTTAATGACAACAATTCCTTTTCATAATCATTATGATTGGACTAAAGGAAGGTTTAAGACTAAAGAAGATAGATTAGGTTTTAGCAGACAACAATTCTTAGGATTACAGGCTTTGATGGGAGATGGAGTTGACGGAGTATCTTCTGTAAAAGGAGTAGGCGTAGGTACTGCTGAAAAGATTATACGAAGATTTGGTTCATTAAAAAATTTATTAGAAACTATGGAAGAAGAAATTAACTCAGAGGATATTCAAAAAGATTGGAGAGTAAGAAAAGCTTTAGAAAGACTTCTAACTAAAGAAGGTAAGGATGAACTTAAATTAGGATATAAACTTGTAAAGATTATGAAAGATAAATCTTTATTAGAGGATTATCAAGAGAGAGAATACGAAAATGTTGTTCAAAAGATTCTTAACTTCAAAAAACCTAAAGAGCTAGTTACAGATGAACTTGATGATATATTCTTTGAGAGTCAAGCTTTTAAAGCAAAAGATTACTTAGAAGAAATTGCTATGTATTTAAATTAGAAAAATAAAAATAAAAGGAGAAAATTAATGAAAATGGATAAAGTTGCAGGAAGTGGGAATGACGAGTTCTATACCCCGAGATATGCTATAAGACCTATACTAAAATACTTAAAACCTAATAGTATTATATGGTGTCCTTTTGATACAGAGGATAGTTTATTTAAAGAATTACTAGAAAAAGAAGGACATACCGTTTATACCACACATATTTCAGACGGAGAACAAGGAAACTTTTTTAATATAGAAACTCCTAAGTCAGTTGATTATATTATTAGTAATCCTCCTTATAGTTTAAAGAATGAAGTATTTGAGAATTTATTCCAAAGAAAATTGCCTTTTGCTATGTTAGTAGGTGTTGTAGGTTTATTTGAGAGTCAGAAAAGGTTTGAAATGTTTAGAGACAATACTTTTGAAATTATGTATATGAATAGAAGAGTATCTTACTTTAAATCTTATGAAGACCAAAAACCTGCTTTAAATCCTCCATTTAGTAGTGTATATCTTTGTAGTAATATTCTACCAAAACAGATTGTATTTGAAGAAATAGATAAGAAAGATATTTAAAGGAGATTAATTTGGATAAACCTAATTACACGATATGTATCGGCGACCTTCATCTTTTTGGATTCAACGAAAAGAAACCTCAATTATCTAAATGGACATTCGATATGCAGAAATATTGCATAAGTTTAGTCCATAACTTATTTGAGGAATATAATATCACAAAAGTTGTTTCTTTAGGAGATGATTTAGATTCTGTTGAAAATGTTAATCAAGAATTAACTTTAATGGATTATTTTTGGAGTAATATTCCTAAAGAAGTCCAAAGAATAAAGATTGATGGAAACCATGAGTTATTAAAATCCTCTCAAAAAAGACTTTATTATGGAGAGCTTATGCGAGATTTTTATAAAGAAAAGTGGAATATAGATGTTCTTGATTTTAATGAAGTAAAGAGTCCTTGTAATAAGTTTACTGATTTATATTGTTCGCACAAATATATCCATAAGTTACAACACTTAAACAAAAAGTATAGATATATTTTTAGCCATATTAGAACAAGTGATGGAAATGCTTATTATTCAGATGAAATTAATATGACTATTCCAAAGGCTTGTGCTAAAAAGATTTTCTTAAGTGATATTCACCAACATTTAGAGTATGATAATATTGCTTATACAGGAGCTATGACTTGGATACACTTTCCTAAGTTAGAAGAACAAGAAAACAAACTTAGTTCAACTCCTTCGGTATTATTACTTAATGAAGAAACTGGGGAATATAAACGAATAGTATTATTCAATAAAGAAAGTCCTTACCAAAAAAAACTTAAACATATTAAGTTAGAGGATTTAGATAATATTGATAATATTATTGAAGAAATGAGGCAAGACAATAAAGATAATAAAGCTTTTTATAAAGTAAGAATTTATGGTAAAAAATTTATGATAGATAAAATTAAAAGAGCTTTTAAAGAACATAAAGATATAGATAACTTTTGTATAAGAGAATTTATCAATCTTAGTATGAATGATACAGATTATCAAAAGATTAATTACAATAAATTAGTAAAACAATGTTTAGATAAGAAATCTGTAAGCAAAAACTTGTTAGAATATATTGTTAAAACAAATGAAGATAAAAGACTTGAAGATAAATTAGTTTCTACCTATACTACTTTAGAAAGTCAAGTTGAACAAAAAGATTAAAAGGAGGAGGAATGACGGACGAAGAAAAGAGAGATAAAATTTTAAAAGCAAAAAGTGGAGAGATAGAATTAGAATGTAATCTTGTAGAAGATTTAGGAATGAGACTACCAAAACCTCATAGTAAACATAAAAGAAGATTTGGTATTTTTGATAATGATTTACCCCATAGACCAAACTTTTCAAAGGAGTATTACGGTTATGGTAAAAATTAAAAAGATAGAAACACAAGGATTTCTTTTGTATAATGATGCAGAAGTTTCCTTTGAAAATAGAGAAGGGTTAGTAGCTCTTAATGGTCAAACTGATGGAAAGTTTGATTCTAATGGAAGTGGCAAAAGCTCATTACCTTCTTTAGTTTGTCAATGTATTTACGGAAAGAATTTAATAGGAAAAGCTCAAAAAGAAATTTATAATAAACATACTAACAAGAAATTCTATGGAAAGATTTATATAGACCTTATCCGAGAAGATTCTATTGATGAACTTATTATAGAAAGAGATTATTCTAAGAACTTTTTTGAATATTATATTAATGATATTCCTAGTGGATACTCTAATAAAGTAACTAAACAAAATGAACTTGAAAAAGAATTAGGTTTAAGTTTTAATACTTTTAGTAAATTGTTCTTTTTAAGTCCTCAGAAACTAAGCTTATTTAGTACCTCTGAGGATACAGCTCAAAGTAATTTTATTAAAGAGTTACTTAGTTTAGAGTTCATAACAGATATTAATAAAAAAGCTGATATTGAATTAAAGTCTCTTAAGTTAGAGCTTGATATGAAAGTCAAGGAACAAAGTATTTTACAAAGTAATGTTAATAATCTTAAAGAACACCTAGATATGATTAAACATAACTCAGTAGATATTCTTGATATAACAACCAAAGAGGAAACTCTTGAAGAAATTGTTTATAATAAAAGTAAAGCCAAAAAAGAGTTACAAGAATTTGAGTCTGAAATAAAAGGGCAAGAAAGTAAAGTAAATGAATTAACAAGTTCAATAGACTTTCTTAAGAAACAACAAACAGAGAGTTCAAAGATACTTAATCTTAGTAAATGTCCTACCTGCAAACAAGAGATTAAGAATATTGATTCTTTGAAAGGTGAGTTTGAAAATATTCAAGAACAGATTACTGAACTAGCAACTCAAAGGAAAGATTTAAAAACAAATAACTTAGGGAAGTATAAAATCTTACAAGGATTAAGAACAAAGTTTGAAAAGATTACTAAAGAAGAAATCCTTTTAGAGAATGAGATTAAAAGACTCAAAGAGATAAAAGCTAATGAAGAAAGTTCAGATAAAGTAACTCTTAGGAATAAGCTGAGAAAAGACTTAGCTAAGGCTAATGAAGAAATAGTTTCTAATGAAATTGCTTTAACAGAATTTAGAGATAAAGTTTATGTTTATGAATTGATTAAAGCTTGTACTGGAGCTAAGGGCTTTGTAAAAGAAAGAATCAAATTATTTATAGAACTTTTTAATGGAACTCTTTCAAAGATTAGTTCAAAAGCTTTAGGTAATGAAATTAATATTTGGGTAGAGAATACCTCTAAAGATACTTTTGAACTTGTTTATAAAGAACAAGGTTTAATACAAAGGTACATTGATTTAAGTTCTGGAACACAAAGAAGGGTAGATATTCTTTTATGTTTAGCTTTGAACTTAAGTATTAAAACACTTACAAATGTTGATATTAACTTATTATTCTTGGACGAGGTTTTAAGTAATATTGATGAGAGTGGGAAGAAAGAAGTAGGAAAGCTTTTAAGATATATTACTAAAGAGTTTCCTAATAAAAGTATAATCACCGTCCATCACGGTGAAACTATCGAAAGTGATTACACTCTAAATGTTTATAGAGAAGATAATCAATCTACACTATCTTGGGAGGAATAATCCTCTTGAGATACTAACAAACTACTTACTACAACTAACCTTAAACTAACATAAAAACGCCTATACTTATAACCAAGTGTTATTAATATACTTTTAATGAAACTTTAAGGTTAATATTGTTACAATACTACTTATAAATGAAACATTAAAATAAAAGGAGAAAATATGGATTTAGAAGAATTAAAAAGAAAGCTAGGTACAGATAAATGCCAAATGAATAATAACAAAAATCCTATTGAATTGGAAAAGTTTTTGAGTTTTTTAACAGTGGATACTACATTACATAAAAACAATCTAGGTTATAGTAGAGGTTGGAGGGAGAGAAGTGGTTCAAATAATTTAGTTATAAAATCAGGAATTTATAAAGGAGTAGAGTACCTAGATAATATAGAATATGGTAGAAATCTCCATAATCCTTATAACAATTATGTTAATCCTTTTTACCTTTTTGATATTCTAACTTCACAAGGTAAAGAGTTTTTCTTGAATTATTATAAAAATAATATTGATAAAATAGAAAAAGATTTAGAATTAAAGTATAGAAAATCTAAAGATAACTATTACTCTTTTAAAAATACTTTAAAATTACTACTTGAGGAGAAATAATTGTCAGAAGAGTTAGAACAAAATGTAGAACAATCGTTCTCTAAAGTAGAACAAGAAGAAAAGACTAAAGAAGTGTATGTTCCAAATCTTATGTCTACAAAGAAAGCTATAACAGTTCCTAAGAAAGGTAAATTAAAAACAACTTTTAATATATTTTTTATTAAGGATACTATTATTAGGATTTTTATGGAGTTTATTCACGAGTTAGATAAGATTCCAAGTGCTGAAGATAAACAAGCTTATTTAAGAAAGATTCTGTATAGGAATAATGATAACAGAGCTGAACTTAATATTGTTATTGGTTATTTTGTTAAAAGGCTTTTGTTTAGTCCAATTCCTACGGATAAGTTTTTACCCTTAGAAAGTGATTTAGAAAAAGATACTAAAACAGGAAAGAACATTAATTTTCCTCAACTAGATTTTATGGTAGAATATGGTGTTAAGGAAGAAGAACTTAGACCTTATTTTGAGGAGTATATTTATTCAGAAAGTAATTACCTTCAGGACTTTTTAGTTAAGTTTATTAATGGAGATAATGTTTTTAAAGTTCCTAAACACCTTCTTAAAGAACTTTGGGATAATCAAAAACTTAAAATGCAAAGGTATATGGCATTAACTGATAAGGTTATTCTTCATAGACATTTTATAGGTAAAGGTTCAGAAGTTAATGAAAGAAACTTCTATAAATTTATGGACTTAAAAGGTTTTGGTGGCAGTAAGTGGAAGGATAAGATTGTATTACCTACTGATGGAGAAATAAGGGATTATTATAGAGAACGTGGAAGAAAGGCTAGAAAGATATATATGTGGAAAAAGTCATTAGAAAAACCTCTTGATGATACAGAATATCACCCAAGATTTCCAGTATTTCTTTATAAAGGAAGTTCTTATAATAAAAATCCTAAAAAGATTTGTTACTTCTTAAGATACGGAAGTATTATTAAAACAAATATTGAGGGAATGTTTAAAGATTATTTTGAAACAATGGCTCGTAGGGGAATGAAAAGTACAACATTTTTATTTATAGGTTATATTAATCAAGATAATAGTTTAGATGTTCTTGTTTGTAGTACAGAGAAAAAGCTTTGTAACAGTTTCTTAACAGAAAAAGCTATGAAATACCAATATAGTTATAGTACATATAATAAAGATATTAAACAATTAAAGAAAAATATACAACATTTTGCTGATGAATATGGAGTAAGAAAAGTAAAGCTTCATAAACAACAAGGTTTTGTATTTCATTCTTTACACCATTTGTTAAATTATCTTTTACTTAATATAAGTTTAGGAGATAAGTTACCTATAACTATTATGTTTAGGAATTTATTATTACTTACTAATGGAGTAAAATATAGAAAAGCTGTTTTAACGGAATTTAATAGAAGAAGGAATAGAGGTTGGTTTACTTTCTTAGATAATAAAGAAGAGATTATTCTTCATACAACTAGAATAAGTGAAAGCCCTGAGATTGTTCCTAACTTTATTAACCAAGAGGTATTTATCTTTAACTTTAATGAGAAAAGTCATTTTGCTTTATTAGCACCAATGAAGAAATTCTCATGGCATGAGGAGGAATATACTGAAAAGATAACTAAATTAAGGAGGTTTAATCAAATATTTGAAGCAAAGGATACTTTTTAAGATGTACTTAAGATAGGTTTAAAGTATTATGAAGTATGATACCTTTTCAAATAAATTTAAAATAAAGGAGAAATAATAAGTTATTATGAAAGACACAAAGGAACTCTAAAAAGAGTCTCAATAGGAATGAGTCCAAAAGACTTTATTAATAAATTAGTTCAAGAGGAGAATATTAAAGTTCCTAGTTATTATGATTTAACTGATGAAAGTGATTTTAGAGCGTTTTGTTATGATACTTTAGCTGACTATGGTTACTATATTAATAATGATAGGATTTACCAAATACAAAATGAAGAAAAAGACCCCAACGGAGATATTTTTGAATACAGGGTTAAGGAGAGTGGACAAGTAGAATACGAATTTAATTTTTATAATGGTGGAACTTGTTTAGAGGAACAAGTTTATGATTTAATTAATATTATTGAGGAGGAAAATTAATGGAAGAACAAGTTAATCTATATGATTTCTATTGGGATTGTGGTAGAAATGGTGATTTAGAAGGTAGGTTTTTAGCAACACAAGAAGAAGTTGATGCTTTAATAGGTAAGGAAATTTACTTCGGTGAGGTATTAGGTAAACACTCGGAAATTTATGGAGAGATTGAAAAAGGAGATATTACATTAGTAACTGATAATCAAGAATTTCTTAAAGAAGCTGAAAGATTAGATATTTGTTTAAGTAGTGGATATAGTCCTCTTGATTACCTTACTTGTCCTAACTGTGGTGAGGAAATTAGCTCATTAGATACTAATTGTGAGGACTGTGGTGAAATATTTGAAGATGATAAAGATTAAAGGAGATAAATGAAAACAAAATTAGTAAATGAATTTAAAGATAGGTTTGACTTAAGTCAAGAAGATTTTAATAAGTTCTTACAAGAATATCAAGATAAGGATAGACCTTTAAGAACTCTTTGTGAGGATTACAAGGTTGATTATAATTCTTTTAGATACCTTGCTTATCAAATTGGTTTTAAAAATGCTACTAAAGCAGAAAGAGCTGAAAGTGTTCTTAAATTAAATAAAGACTTAGCTATTGAATCTGGAGCAGATTATGATATTGAACATAAATTAGAGGAAGAATTAGAGAGTGTTGTAAAAGAAAACTTAAAGCTTAGAAAATCTGTTATGACTCAACAACATAACAATAATGTTCTTAGGAAAGAGATTAAATCCTTAGTCAAAAGAGAGTTAACAGAAGATGCTGAGATGGAAAGAGTAGAAACAGCATTAGCAAGTATTTTAAATAAGGCTAATGAAAAATACACACCTATTAAATGTGATTTAACTTTAGCTCAAAATTCAGATTTATTGACTATGTACCCTTACACAGATTTACATATTGCAATGTTAGCTTTAGAAGAAATTAGTGGATATAACTATGATTTAAAAATTGCTAGAAAGTGGATTTTAGGAAGTTTTGATTATCTTATGACAGTTGCTCCTAATTCTGAAACTTGTTTAATAGCCGAAATGGGGGATTTACTTCATGCAAATGATGATACAAAACAAACGGTTTCAGGTCATTCGCTAGATGTGGATAGTAGGCATAGTAGAATTATTGAAGAAACTTTTAGTATTATGATTGAGTTAGTGAAAAAAGCATTACAAAAGCATAAATATGTAAAAGTATTATCTGTTTCAGGTAATCATAGTGAGAACTCTAGTTACTACTTAAAAGCAGTATTACGGGCTTATTTTAAAGATGAACCTAGAGTAGAGATTGTTGGGGATAATAGGCTAACACAGTACTATCAGTTTAATAAAGTGCTGTTAGGCTTTTCACATGGGCATACCATCTTAAATAAAACTAAATTAACAGAATGTATGATTGAAGACAATATTGATATTTTCTCAGAAACTAAATATAGATATTGGAATATAGGTCATTTACATTCTAATCATAAAATGTTATCTAAAGAAGATGCTATGATGTCTATTGAGATTCATAAAAACTTACCCCCTAGAGATGCTTGGGCTGATGGAGCAGGATTTAGAGGTAATGTTGGGGAAGTTAAAGCTATTACTTATCATAAAAAATATGGAGAGGTTTCAAGGAACTTATTCAAGATTGATATGTTAGAAGTAGAACAAGATAAAAACCTTAACAAAAATTAAGCAATATTTAAGACTCCTTTTGTTATAATAAAATAAATATAATTTAAGGGAGTCAAATTTAAAACAAAATATTGCTATAAATGTAAACAAGAAAGACCTAAAAAAGGTTTTTATAAAAGAGGATTATGTAAATCTTGTGGTAGAAAAATGCCTAAAGTATTTATTACTGAAACTCATACTACACAAAGAACTAATTGTAGGGCTAGAAATATGCCTCAACCAACTTATACAAGAGATGAGCTACAAACATGGTTAGTTACTAAATCAAACCATCTCAAATACATTATAACGAAGATACTTGTTTAGTATCAATCTCAAAATAAAGGAGAACTATGGAAACTACTAAAATAACATACCAAGAAAAACTTGAGAGAATAAAAACTCTCAAGACACTTATAACTGAAAAGTCAAAGCAGATAGACCCTAATATAAGTTATTCTTTAAATGATTTAATACTAGGTAATATTTCAAATTGTCCTAACCAAATCTTGCTTAATGAAATATTTATTCTAGAAACTAAAATAAAAAATTTACAAGAATCTTTAGAGGGCTAGTTCCCTCTAATACTACTTTCTATACTACTTCCCTATAACACCTTTCTATAACACCTTTCTATAATACCTTTCTATAATATATACTACTATTTATACTTACTTAATTATATTTAAGCTTACTTTAATAAAACTTCTATTATAATTATCTTATCAAAACAAAATAAAAAACAAAAGGAGAAAATATGTTTTATATTGAACATAGTTACGGAGCAGATATTGATGGAAACAGAGGAAGAGATATTATTTGTTATGAGGAAACAGAAGAAGATAAAGAAGAAATATTAGAGGAACTTTACCCTTTATTTTTAGCTGAAGAAAAAGGTGAAATAGAAATTTATCTTTATTGTCCTTTTACAGATGACTTTAAAGGAGTAATTATTAATATGGATGATTATATAAATGACTTACTAGAAATAGCTGTAAAAGATGAAGATATAGTAGATGATTTAGAAATACAAGAGTATTTAAAGGAAGTTAAAGAAAAACAAGAATTATTAGATTCTTTAAACAAAGTAAATAAGGGGAATAAATGAATGATATTTATTTAATAGTTCTAGTAGGTTATTTGTTTAACTTTCTTTCAATAGGAATTTATACAATATGGTTTGGAGTTATATCTTGGGAAACACTTAATACAACCAAGGGTATTTTAAAAGCTGAGAAATATAAAAGATTATCTGAATATAATTTGTTCACTATGTTTAGATTATTTATTCCATTTTTATGTTCTTTTAAGGTTTATGAGTATATACTTACTTATTACATAATTAGAGATAATAAGATTAATGGTGTTTATAATTGCTTTGATATTTTATTAGAAGTAGATTATAAATTAACAGAAAAACAAGATTAGAAAAGAAGGAGAATAAATGAAAAAGATTATAGTAACAGGAGTTACAGTACTGGGTTTATTAAGTAGCTTATCAGCAAATGAATACAAAGAGGATATTTTAAACAGTATGAGTACTATGTGCTTTACTTATAAAAGTAAAATAGAGAAGAGCCTTACTAAAGTATCTAAGTCGGCAAAAGCTGAGAAGTATATTCAATTAGATAAGGATATTACTGAATTTTATAATTTAGGAAGTAACATTCATTTATACTGTAAGGATAGTAATTATCAAGAACTTTTAATTAAGAAAGAAGTTTATAAACTTATGTTAAAATATAATGATTTTAAACAAAATCTTAAGAAAAATCTTAGTAAATTAAGTATGTAGAGGATATAATGAACAAAGACGAAGAAAAGAAATTAACAAAACAAATTAAAGAAGAAATTAAGAAAGTAAGTTCTTATTCAAATGAGCATTTAGTACATATTATTAAGATAATTAGTTCAAAACAAAGTAAAAGAGAAAAAGCTCTTTATGAACCTTTGTTGAAAGCTATTGAAAAAGAACGTAAATCAAGAGGTACTAAAGAGATTGATAGTAAGATTGTTCCTATTGGAACTAAAGGCAATAGTAAAGGTAAAGGAAAGGTGAAGAAATAGATGGAAAAAAGAATCCTAAGAAATAGTATTATAACACCTGATGGAACAGAGCTTGTTTCAAGGTTTACTCACGATTATGTTCAACATGAAGACCTTAATAAAGAGCTTTATATAAATGACGGTTATAAGGGTATTTATGTAGATACTTTAAAAGAAGAGCTTGAATATAGAGCTAAGAATAATATATTTGTGGAGGATTGATATGGGAGCTTATTTTTATAAAGGTAAACAATATAGAACAAAAGAAGAAATTAAAGAAATGGAAGATGAGATTAAAGTAGACTCAATAGGTCTTAATTTCCTTGTTATTTTAATTATACTTTGTATTTTGTTATATATTTTACTTTAAAAGGAGAAAGAATTGGAAACTTTAAATACTATAGAAGATATTATTAGGGTAATTAACACAGTAAAAACAGAGGAAAGATTAATTATTATCTCAAATTCTTATGGAGGAATATTAGGTCAAAGAGATTTAAAACAAAGCCTTAATTATTTAGATAGAAGATGCCTTATTATTAAAGACTTAGAAGAATGGAAGAAATAGATGGCTTGTTATTTTACAAGTGACATTCACATCAATCACAAGTCAATAAATAAGTATAGAACTAGATTTAACTCTGCTGAGGAACACCACCAATTTATGATTGATAAAATATTAAGTCTTACTAAAAGAGATACATTATATATCTTAGGGGATTTTATTTTTGATGGGGATAATTATGAGTCATATATGGAGCAAATAAGGCAAATAAAGGCTAAGTTAAAGATTGTATTAGGAAACCATGATTCAAAGAATTTATATAGAGAAAGACACCCTAATATTGAGATTCAATTACCTTTGTTTAGTTATAAGAATATGTGGGTATCTCATTGTCCTATTCACCCTCAAGAAATACGAGAAAGAGTCGGAAATCTTCATGGTCATTTACATTATAACAAAGATTTATCAAAAAGAGCTATCTTAGATAACGGAGAAGTTGATAAAAGATACTTTAATGTTAATATTGATTGTAATAATTATGAGTTCATTAAGGTTGAGGATATTAAGAGGTATTTTGGAGTTTAATTAAGCCATTCCTTTTAATAAGGATACAAATTTTTAAATTTAGTTAAATAAAAAAGTGTAAAATCATAAAAACGCCCCATATATTAATAGAGAATATCTAATAGATAAGAAAGGAGGAATATGACTTATAAAGAATTCAAAAAAAGATTACTTGATTTAGATAGTACAAATAAAGAGTTCTGTGAGATTTTTAACTTACACCCAACTACTTTAAGTAAATCTAACAAAGAGTGTATTAGCAAAATGCTTGAAACATATATTATTTTATTACAAGCTTTTGGGAAAGATAAAGTCAGAGAAGTTTTGGTTGGTTAAAAGATTTTAAAAATAAAATATAGAGGATTAAATACTTAACGATTACGGGTGCTAGACCCCATGGCAAGGGACTTTTTACATAAAAAAATGCTAAAATGTACAATATATACAGGCGTGTTGCTTCCTTTGTCGAAAGGTTGTTAGGGATTATTATAATATATTAATAGAAAGGAGTAAGTATAAAAAGTATAGATAAGAATAAACATAAGACTAATACAATTAGTACTGATACTAAGAATACTAAAGATAAGATACCTACAGAGTTTGTCTCTAAGGTTAATTACAATAAGATAATAAGTAAGTATAAAATCCTTCAAAAAAACTTTAAGCAAACATACTCTATTATATATCTCTTTAACTTAATTCAAAAAGGTTCTATTCTTTCACACTCTGAGGATAAGAACCTTTACTCAATAAGTTTTAAAACATTAGATAAGATATTAGGTACTTATGCAACAAGACATAAGAAACATATCTTTTATGAAATCTTTGAGGAAGATTTAGGGTATAGGTTTTACTTAAGAGATAATGAAATAAATACCTATAATACTAAGGGATATACTAAAGGGTATAGAATAAAAGAAGGTATTTTAGAAGATGTCTATTTAGCATTTGTCTCAACAGAAGATAAACTAATAACATATTACTTAAGAAAGTTTGAAGAAAAGATATGTTATAATATTATGAATAAAGAAATCTATTTAACTAGAAAACAAATGAAGGAGGAATTAGGGTTGTCTAACAGAGAAACAGAAGATTTTATGGAAAAGTATATGGAAGTATTTAAAACATTACCATCAAAACAACATAGACAAGTTCTTACTAAAAAAGAGTTAAAGGGAGATATTGACTTCCAACATTACCCTAAACTAAATGATGAAAGAATTGATGATTGTATTTCTTTTTTAAAAAGGAATGTTAGTAACAATAGTAATATGTTAAATTGTATTCACTTTGCTTCGGTAGTTTCTGATTTTAGGGATTTAAAAGGGTTAGAAAGTACATTTGTTTATCAAAGAAAAGGTGGAGGGAGACTTTACCAAAGGGCTAATTATAATAGTAATATTGTTCCACAACAGTTGCCTAGTAAATTTAGGGCAGTAATGTTTGAAGGGCAATATGCTTATGATATTAATACGGCAGTTATAAATGTATTTTATCAACTTTATTGGAGGTTTATTGCAAAGAAGTGTAACTTTTATTATATTGAGGAATATATTAGAGATAAAGAACAATTCAGACAAGAGCTTGTAAAAGAAGGTTTTACTTATAAACAAGCTAAACAGTATTTTACAGCTTTATTGTTTGGAGCTAATTTATCAACTAATCTTGAAAGCCTTGAACAGTATTCAACTATAGTAAAAAGTATAGGAGGAGATAATTTAGTAAAAGCTCTTAATAATACTAAAGTACAAAACATTGTTGAAGAGATTATTTACTTATATAATGAATTAGGGGAATATTTTAAACAAAAAGCCTTAGAAAATGCTAAAGAGTTGAAAACAAAGTACAAAGTATTAAATACAAGAGGTACTTCTAAAAACCTTGATAAGTGGAATAACCCTAAAGTATTAAGTTTTATTTATAATGGTGTAGAAAGTCAAATCCTAGATATAGTTTGTAAAAGGTATGATATTAGTTTATTATTATTTGATGAATTTATATCTCCTAATAATATTGACTTAGAGGAATTAAGTAGAATTGTTATGAAAGAGTTAGGTTATGATTTAACTTTTAGTAAAGAAAAATTAGAAAGTAATTTCGAGGAATTATTAGAATGAAATATGAATATGTAGAAGAGGAAGAATATACTTGTAAGGATTGTGGTAAAAAGTTTAACAGATATAATCCTAACAATGAGTGGAAAAGAGTAAAAAAGTTACATAGAAGACCTTTTCCTGAAAATATTTTATTTAAAAAACAAGAATATTGCTCAACTTGTTTAGAAAATATGAATACAAAGACTAAAGGGTTTTTTAAATGTACTTGTTGTAAAACAAAATTCTATAAAAATAAAGATATGGGCAAACAGTTTAGGATATATTATAATGAGGTAAATGAGTATAAAGGTATATGTCATAAATGTTTTAGTGATAAAAAAGGTAAAATACCTATAGATAAAAGAGTTCCTTACACAATCCTTGCTAAAAATTTCCATAGACTAAGAGAAGAGTATGAAAAGACTTTAAGGTATTTACATAAACAAGAGCAATTAAAAGGAGTTATGTCAAAAGATAAATTTATACTTGAAGTAAAAAATTTAACAAAAGGTAAAGAACTGATACAAGGTAAGTGTTCAAGGTGTGGGGAATTGTTCTTACAAGATGAAAATATAGTAGAACTTCTTGGGAATCAAGGTTTTAAATCCTCCAAACCTTCTATACTAAAATTTAGGAAGTGTAAATCGTGTATGAATGCTTTAAATAGAGAGAGACGTAGTAATGACCCTGAGTATAGGAGAAAAAGTAACCAATGTACTTTAAATTACATTAAAAAAGTTAATTATAAAAGTAAGTATAATCCTATACATGGTAGAAGAGTTACAGCTATGAAAATGGCTAAAAGGCTAAGAGGAAGTAAAGAAGATAAAAAATATGAGAAAAAGCTTTATAGGGTTAGGGAGTATTTCAATAAAAGATATTCAACAGAATTTCACATAGACCATATAGTCCCACTAAATGGTAAATATATAAATGGGTTAGACCATGTTGATAATTTACAGATATTAGAAGCAAAAGTTAATATAACTTTAAAAAATTTTATAAGAGGAGATGGATATTTATTTAGTTTTGAAAAATTAGTACAGTTTAATAGAATGGATATATGGGGAAATTACAAGGTCTCTGATGAGGAAATGTTTAAATACATTAAAGAGAAAAAAATTCCTAAAAGGTTTAGTAAAGATTTAATAAAAGGAGATTTCGAGGAATTAACCTCTTAGAGTTCTTTTTACATATTACTTTGTAAATACCCCTTTAAGCAAACCATAGGAAATATTCTTGTATAATCATTTCATAAAAAAAACAAAAGGAGAAATAATGTAAAGACTAATCCTAACTTAATTTAACACCTCTTTCTCTATACAAATATTGAAGATAAAGCTCTAAATGAATAATGTATCAAGAAAGACTAAAAAGGTTTATTTGGTAGGAGAAACTTAAAAAGTAGGTAAAAATTGGTAAGATTAGGTGTCCTAAAAAATTTTGGGATAAATTGCATAATTTTAAAAATTAAATTAGAAAGTTAAAAAATTAAAGGAGATACAAATGGCTACTGAATACTGTGATTTAACTAAGGAACAAAAGTCGGCAATAACGAGAGTAAAAAGAGCGTTGGAAAATCTTAAAAAACACGGCTTGGTTGTTATTATGGTAGATGGAACACCATGTGTTTATTCTAAAGAAGATTATGACAATGCAAGTGATGTTGACTGTGGATTCATTGGAATTAGTATTGGTGAAGAACAAATAGATTATCTTGACACTCTTAGCAATATAATTCACTAGCATAAAAATTAAATTAGAAAGTTAAAAAATAAGGAGAAAAATATGAAAAATACCCAACCAATATATCTCGTACATGAAATTGTTGATGGTAACTTTAGTACAGTTATTGACTCAGTTTGGTCATCAGAAGAGTTAGCTCTTAAGTATATAAGTACTACTTATAAGAATTTAAAGATAACAAGAGAACCTTTTATACTAAATAAAGAAGGTACTAAAGAAACTTATTATCAAAGATTAGCTAAAGCTAGAGCACTAGAGAGAAAATCTTTAGAAAGGGGGATTAATTATGCTTATTCTAGTATTAACATATTAGAGTTATGGGTACAGGACTTAGAAAATGAAAATAAAAAGTTAAAAAATAAATTAAAAGAATTAAAGGAGAGACATGAAAGATAATAACGTGGGTAATGATAATAATAATAAGTATTTCGTAAGAAAAGTTATTAATAGTAAGTTTAAGGAAGGTATTAATTATAATCTTGTTTTAGAGACATTTCTTAACCAAGATATTTTAACAATTAATATTGAAAAAGGTGATGAAGTACTTTGGTCTAAAAACCATATTGATATAAGTTATACTATAGAAGAAAAACCTTTTAGAAAAGCTAAGTTACTAAAGTTAGGTGATGATAAGTTTAGAGAGATGTTTGAAGTTTAAACCAAAAGAAGAGGGTAGCTAATCCCTCTTTTTAAACCTTTTATTTAATTAATCCTCATTATATTTTGATTTAAGAATCTCCATATATAAATCTCTCACTCTATGCTTTGTTGTACCAAAATAAAGGTGTTTTTTATTCTTATACTCAGCCCAATCTACAAATAAATCAAGCCTCTCTAAAAGTAATTGAAACAAAATTTCCATTTCACCATACTGATTAAGCATTTTTAAAATATATTTTTGGGTAGTCTTTCCATAATAACTATCAACAAATCTTTTTCCTTGTGCTTCATATTCAGCAATTTCTTTAGGAAGTTTTCTTTTGATAAGTTTTTGAATCTCTTTATCTAATCTTCTTCCATGTTGAACTCTCATATCAAAAAATACTAAACCAAATCTAATTGGTAATTCTTCCCAAAGAGTTTCCCAATACTTATTTTTATATCTTTTTTGTGCTAAAGCTTTTAACTCTGTATTTTTATTAATAATTTCTTTATAATCTTTTGGGCGGTCTTTTATTATTTGATTTACTATATCCCAACCCTCCCAATTAGGGTTATACTTTTGAGTTATCCCAAAGAGCGTATATAGACCATCTCCATCTATATTATGTACAAACCCACCCTCTTTACCTACTGTCCAATTAAAACATATATTGGACTTATCAGATGTATTGTAATCCATCGTTATCCTTTCTATTTTCTTTATTTACCTTTTATTTGTTTTAAAGTATCTAAACTACCTTTATTCCTATTCGTATAATTTTCTAGTAACTTAATCTTTTCTTCTAGTTGTTTTTTCTCTTCAATTCTTACATGCTCTTGTCTTTCAAACTTATTGGCAAAGTAAGTATATACTTGCCAAGACATACCCAAAAGAATTGAGCCCAAAATCAATCCTCCTAACATTTTATTTATCTTAGCGTCTTGCTTATCTAATCTGTTATCTACATCCTCTTTATGCTTATAATGAGCCTCTGATAACTTTTCTAATTGAGTGGATTGATTTTTTATACTACTATCTAAAGAGTTTAGATTTTCATTAACTTTAATCATACTTTCAGTCATTTGCTTTATTGAGTTATCTGTTTGTTCATATTTTTTCATCTCTTTATCATCATGCTCTTTAAATATTTCTTTGACTTCTCTAACAGCTGTAATAATAGAGCTAATATCTTTATCTTGCTCAGCACCTTTCATTTCTAAAAATCTTAGCCTATTAAATAACTCATTAGCATCATTTTCGCTTAATTTGCTTGTTTTTTCTAAGCCTTTATTAAAAAAATCCATCTAAATTATTCCTCAAATATTTTTATTTATTAGTATTTTAATATTTTAATACTTTAGTATTATTAATACCTACCTAACTCTGTATCTATGTCTAGATTATTTCTTTTAAAGGAATTATCTTTAGAAGTGCTTGATTTATTAGTATCTTTAGGGGAAGTATAATAATCTATCCCAAAAACAGCACTTGCAAAAGCACACACTGAACCAGCAATTCCTCCGAAACCACTTATACTTCCAAAGTAAGCTAAAATAATTCCTCCAACAAGAACACCAAAAACCATTAAAATAGAAGCTACCTTAAATCTTAACCTATATTTATCTTTTTCTTCTAAAGTCATTTAAGCTCTTTTTTATTTGATATATAAGTATCCTTAGTATTATTTATACTCTTATTTTTATTATAAGTATTATACTCTTTAATTTGTTCTTCATAACCATTAATAAATTTTCTATAAATACCTCCTACTTCAAGAACTAAAGGAGTACATATTCTTTGAAGTTCTTTTGTTTTAGCATTTACTCTTAAACCTTTTGTATCATAAATAACGAACTCAAAAGGTTTTTCATAAATGTACTCTTTTTGAATAATTACTTGAGGTTCCTTTTGAGAACAGCCTGAAAAGAAGAGGCTAAAAGCACTAAGGCAAATCAATATATGTAGAGGTAATTTCCCTTGAATTGCTTTTATCATAACTTACTCCTTTTTCTATTTCTTTTTGTTTAGCTTTTATTTTAGTTTCAGCTTTTAACTTAAGTATTTCGTTAGAGTGTTTTCTTTCTAATTCTTTATAATTAGCTTTTTCTATACTTAACTCTATGTCTTTATTTTTAATAATAATCTCTTGATTTTCTATTGTAGAAATCATATTATTATATTTATAGTAAGCATAAACTAAAAAAGAAATTACTCCTAAAAATAGTCCTATATAAATGTAAACTTTAATATTAGTTAAGAGTGTGCTTATATTAATCAAAATTCTATCCTCCATTCATAACTAAATATTATTTGTTTGTTTCTTTCTAAAGTATTAACATTATTAAATGCTTCGGGGTCGAATATTACCTTATGTCCTATATTATTTGTTCTTAAATCAACTCTTGTAGAATTATAAAGCTTAGGTACTTCACTAAACTCTCTAATAATTTTATCCATTGATGTATATGTTCCTGATTTCATCATCAACCTTATTTATATCTTCAGTAAATATAACAGCTCTACCTTGTCTCTCACTATTATCATAAGGGATAAACCCAAAGTGAAGATAAGACATCTCATACCAAATATAAGGTATTCCATTCCAACTATTTAATGTAGGTATAGGATATTTTCTCTTAGTATGATAATAATAGAAGTCTTTATCATCTTTGGCTTTTTCTTCAAAGTAGTAGCCATAGTTATAACTCGTATTTCTTATTTGCCATAGTAAAGTCATAAGAGGTGTTTTAAGTATACTTACTTTAGTTCTCCCTTCAGCTAAATGGAAAGAAGTTCCTTTAGGTTGAGTTTTAATATAATCCCACTCTCTTTGTATTTCTTTATGAAAACCTAGCCAACTAGGTATCCAATCAAAGTGCTTTTTTTCTCTTATAATGTCATCAGCATAATTTTCAACAGTTAAATCTGCATCAGAATTATCTCCAAACCAAATCCAACCACCTAAGAAGGAAATCCAAAATAACCAACTTGGAATCTCTCTTTTAGTTAATATATTTGTAGAATTATATTTAGATGAAACAAATGTGTATTTATCATCATCTTCTTTAATAATTAACTTATCATCTCTAGTTAATCTTGGTATATGCCAATTATTAGTTAAGAAATAATTATAACAAATAGGCCTAGTTTTATCTCTAGTACTAAATGCTATAATTAAATGAGTGATAAATATTAAACCTAGGATAACCATAGCTTGTGTGTGAAAGTATAATCCAGCTAACACCAACATTACAGCTAAGTAAGGATAAACTTTTACAAACCCTTTACCTAACCACATACATATATTTTTAATATATTTTGTATAAATCGTTCCATTTTCTTTTGTTACTATCATATTTTTCCTTTTATATTTCTTTATAATACCTTAAACATCTTTATATTTTCTTCCAAATACTATTATAACAGAATACATAAGAACATTTCTGCCCACATTCACATATTTTTATATATTTTATTTATATTACCTCTGTAAGTACTTCTTGTATTTAATACTTCTTGATACTTTTCTATAAACTCTTCTTGTGTTAAATTTCCTAAAAGTATAACTTCGTCTTGATATTTATTTGAGATATAATCTGTTTTCTCTAAATACTCTTGCATAATTTGTATCTTAGCATAGTTAGTATACTTTTCTATCCTATCTTCTGTATCCCCTAAAGGTCTAGATATTTGATAATATTCATAATAAGTAATTTCTTCTTCATTATTATCTATTCTAGTTTTTTCTTCTATATTGAAGTTAACAAGTATTTTACCTTGTAACTCTTCAGTAACACTAGGCTCTACTGAACTTTGTACTATTTTTATTTCTTGTATCTCCATACTTCTTCCTTTATTTTTGCTTTATCGTTTATTAAATTTAGTGTATAGCTTATATACTCTATTCATATACTTATGTTTAGGATAATTAGCTATAAACATATTATAATACATTGTTATATACTTATTCCATAAATTATAGCAATCTGCATACCTAAACCAACCATAATAAGCACTTAAAAAATCTACTGCCTTTGTATCTTTATTCTTTATAGCTTTCATAATCTTTCTTTTAAATTCTTTAGCTATTCTTTTTCTTATTAATACTTTATCTTTATACACAACATATCCTAAAAAGTCAATACCTTGTCTATGATTGATTTTATTTATACTATAGTTCTTCTTAATCGTTAATTGTATTTTATATAATTCTTTACTTAAAATATCTAAACATTTATGTAGAAATTTCTTATTATCTGATATGATTACTATATCATCACAGTATCTATAGTAATTTTTACATTTAAGTTTCTCTTTCATTAAGTGGTCTATTTTAGACAATGTTAGATTTCCTAAGTACTGACTTATATAGTTTCCTATAGGTAACTCTGGATGACTATTTATTATATCATCTAATAAAGCTAATGTGCCTTTACACTTAATCTTTTGTCTTATTACTTTCTTTACAACATCATTCTTAACTGAAGGGTAGAATTTATTTACATCTATCTGTAGGTAATAACTTAATCTTTCTTGTTGTACAGCCTTTTTAACTTTTTTAAAACACTTATGAACACCTCTACCTCTAATACTTTGATAAGTATCTGCTATTAATGTTTTCTTCCATATAGGCTCTAATACTTGCATTATAGCGTGATGTACTATCCTATCTGGGTAGTAAGGTAATTTATATATTATTCTTTCTTTGCCTGAATCTTGTTTAATAAATGCTGTATATGGACTTGTAGTAAAAGTTCTTGTAGTTAACTTATTATATAAATCTTCTATATAGTAGTCTAAGTAACTATCTAATTCTTTTACTTCTTTATAAAAATCTTTTCCTATCTTTGCATTATTATGTGCTTCAATTAAGTTATTTTGGTCTATAATACTTTCAATTAAATTGTTGTATCTTTTCATATTTTTCTTTCGTCTTGTTACTTCCAAACTTTCAGAATTTAATCTTACTAATATGTAATGAAGTTTAGTTATTTGTTTTGCCAAGTGGCAAGGGCTAAAGGTTCTTAGTTTACAAGATGCCTGAACCAATATTCGTGGAAACATTCGTAGAGGAATTATTCGCATTAAGCGTCCCTAGACCATCTAGAGAAGAATTATTCGCATTACCTCCAAATTTAACAATCTGGTGAATTTTAGCCCTATGTTTATTTTTATTTGTACTTTTTAATACTATTTAACCTAAAAGCAGACGCCCGAAACAATAAGCGAGGAAACAAACGCAGAGGAACTACCCGCAGCAAGCGACCCCAGACCACCTAGAGAAGAATCAGCCGCAGTACCCCCAAAGAAAACAACCCTATCTCCTGTGTTTGTCCATAATCCATCAGGTACATATGTATTAGAACTGCCTCCTACTTCAGTTGATATGAACCCATTTAAGCTAAATGTAATATTCTTGATATAACTCGCTGAAGCACTAGGCATAGTAATATTACTAGAAATATAATCTCCAGTAAAAGTATCATCAGCAAAAGTTCTATAATCAGAGTTAATGTAAGGTACTCTATCTCTTACATTTATACCATCAATAAATTTCCATATATCTGCATAAAGATTTTCTATACCTCGATAACTCATCCAAGTATCCGAAGGATTCGAAGTACTAGCATTTCCTATTGAATTAGATATACCCGTAATTACTCCAAAATCATTTCCCGTAGAGTTACCATTACCTAATATTGCTTGAGCATCCCAAGTACCAATTTCTATTAAACATAGTACTTGAATAGCATTTAGTAAATTCCAATCAATAAGATGCCATCCTGTACCATTGTTTTCAGCTTGTGTTCTAAAAGTAGCTCTTGTTTGGCTTCTTGTAGGAGTTACTCCACTAATAGATTTTAATGTACCACTATCATTATATCCTTCATAAGCAGGATAGTATCGGTGTGCTACTTCAACACCACCTTTAATAAATGCTGGATGTAAAGTATAGCCAGTGTCTTGTGTTAATGAAATACTGACATTTTTAGCACCTTCAGTATTATCAAACTTAACATAAAATTTAGGTATCTCTACCATAACATTCCCGTCAGTACCATCTAAGTTAGCTAATGTTCCATCTGCTTTATAATTTGAGTTAGTAGGATGTAAATAATAATTTACTGTTCCATCTATGTTTAAAACACATCTTCTCATTAAAGCTTGAATGGCTTTATAATTTGAAGAACCTGTTCTAATGTATATATCATTAGTATTATTCCAAGTTATTCCATAAGCACCTGTGTATACTATATCTAACCCAGAGAGTAAATCTAAAGTTTCTTGTTTAGTATAATAATCATCTAAAGCAGTATTTAATTCAGTATCTGTTACATAATCATCTAATACATCTAAACTAACAACACCATCAAATACTCTTTTATCTTGCCAATAAGTAGGACTAATATTAGGTTGTTGATTAGTATGTTTTGTATCACCTACATTATAAATACTAATATATTCAATTCCTCCATAAATACAAGTATCATATAGCTCATATTCGACATCTGTACTATACTGTTTTCCTGAACCTTGTATGCTATCTCTTTGTTGCTCCATTAACTGTTTCATTGTTAAGTTATTTGGAGCTAAACTTAATTCATTTTTACTTGGTAATGGCATTATTTTCCTTTATTTTTATCATATACCAAGAGTTAATACCCTTGGATAATTATATCTACAGTTCCACTTGTTAAGTTATTGTTTTCATCATAACAATAAACTTCATAAGGAGTTCCTGATTTATCTACTTTAGAAATCCTAGCGTTTCCACCATCATCTTGAACCGTAACATTTACTGATTTTATTTTACTAAATGTTTTTATAAGGTTAAGACTATAACCACTAATAGGTACATTTACATCCTCGAAACTTTCAAAAATATCTTGAGCGTCAATGAATAAACTAAACTCTTCTATCTCAGAGATTACAGTATTAGTACTTTCAAAAACAACTTGTAAGTCATATTCTACAAAAGGAACAACTTCGTAACCTGAACTATATAAGGAGTAGTTAGGGATTGTCCAAAAATTTTTAATATCTTCTTCCCAAAATTCTGTACCATTTTCTTCCCAAAAAGGTAATATATCCCTATTTCTTATATAATAAGTTGGTGTTCCTTTTCCAATAAACCTAAAGTCTAAAATACCTTTTGCATCTGTTATAAATGAAGTTTCATAGATACTTCTATAAGTATATTCATTGTCCCAAAAAGGTAGTTGGTCTACTCCCCAAAACTCATTCAGAGTATCATCCCAATGAGGCGAACTATTTGAGTACCAATACATATCAAAATCAGAATCCCAATAATTATTAGAATCCCCTTTCCAAAATTCACTTGCATTAATCTCTGTTATTAATTTGTTATCTTCTAAATAACAATTAGTATAATCTCCTACAAATGTTGGGTGAAAATCTTTAGTATATACTAAGTTACTAAATAAACTTTCTTCAATATTAAAAGTTATTTTTGAGGTATATTTACTTAAATTTCCTGCTGAATCAACTGTTTTTAATAAAGCCGTATAAAGCCCATTTTGTAATTTCAAATGACTTAGGTAAGGTGAAGATGTAATAACACCTTTTTGTATTTTAGTAGCACTATTCCAATCATAATTTAGTCCATATTGATACCTAATTTCATACCCACTAAAATCTAAAGGTTTACTTAGACAATCAAAAGTAAACCTAATATTCTTAGTATCAGTTATTTCACAAAAAAAGTAATCTGCTTTAGGGGGAGCTTCTGCTGTTTTACTTATTAAATAAGGCTCACTTTTATTTCCACTAGAATCCTCAGCCTCTATTTTAAAATTCTTTGTATCTAATCCATAGATAATATCTGTTTTAAAAGCATCTTGATTAAAAGAACCATAAAATTTATCCTCTAAATAAAGATTATAATGTTTAAAATCTGAAGCTTTACCTAAGTAAGTAATATTAAAGGTAAATTCATTACCACTTTCAGTAACAGTTATATTATCAATATCTAAAGGACTTATCTGCTTACCATCAACTGTATAAAGTACTTGTAAAAAATTGCTTGGATTATCTACTTCTTGTATATAGACTCTATAAGGTATTTCTAATAACCCAACATTTTTAGCAATATAGGAGTTACCTTTTACTCCTTTAGCAATATATATTCTATTATCTTGTATATTGTCCAATTCTATAAAGGGTATCTCTAATTCAGGGTCATCATTATGAGGGATAGCATATATATCATAAGTACTTGTTGATATAGCAGTCCAAGACATAATTAAATTAATTACTCCTCTACCGTCATCTGAACTCTGAACTTCATCTAATACTTCAAAAGTTAATAATCTATTCGCCTCTAAAACAGATGGCTCAATAGTAGTAATTTGGTCATTACTATAATTAAAATCTAAGATACTAGGATTATAATCAGAACCTTCTATTTTAAAATTAAATTCTCTATCAGTTCTTGTAATACCAGTAACTCTAATTAATAAAGCATCATTATTATTTTCTCCAAAAATGTAACTATTATATTGACTAATACCTGAAGTATCTAATAGAGGTATCTCAAGAGTATCTGTTAAGTCTGTGTTAGTTATATAATAGTCTTGAAAGATATTTCCAACTTGGATTTTTAAAGTATAATCTTTATCAGAGATTAAAGTAACAGGTTCTTCTAAAATTACTGAAGTTGGTGTCACTTCTTGTATTCTTCCTCCACTTCCCCAAAGAGGAATATCATTTTGAACAGCTACAACATCTCCAACTTCACAAGGAAGTCCTTTTATATTTGTTTCAAAAGAAACTGTTCTTCTTTGAAATTTAGTGGTAGCCAACATATATCTACCAAATATAATAGCTTCCTCTTTAGTCGTTATCCCTATTGCGTTTACTGTTGATGTTTTGGGATTTAAGGTAGTATCCGTTAAATTTTGGTCTAGTATTGTTATTGTATTTAATTCGTTTCTTATACTAGTATCTGCATACTGTATTTCTAATTCAGTTGCTAAATCTGCAAGAGGAGTATATGAAATATTAAATGATTCTTTCTTTATATCCCCTACATTAAACATATAAGATATAGGCTGTATCCCATCAAAAGTACAAGAATATTTATTACCTCTTAATAGAATTTGACCTCGACCTATTTTACCTACTTTTTGACAAGCATCCCAAGGGTTTGTTAAAGTATCAAACACCCCATTAAAATTTAATTGCAAAGGATGTCCTAAATTGGTTAAAGTGATAAAATCAGTACTAGCAAAATCTAATAAAAAATCTATATTAGCTATATTAGAAGAATCAAAATTAGAATTATACTCACTAAAACTAAATAAATAAAATTCCCCATTTATATCTACATCTTCTGTTATACTTATTAAAGTATTAAACTGAAAAGTATTTTTGGAATTATCTGTAATAATAATTCTTGATAAACCTTTATTATAAGTAGATAATTCAATAGAGCTTATTTCTTGAAGTATTTCTGACTTATAAACTTTTAGAGTTCTTTCTGAACTATTATATATAAGTCTATCTATAGTATAGACCTCATTATTACTTATAATAGTTTCTTCTCTTAAAAACTCTAAATCACAAAAACTAGCCCACTCTGAAAACCTTTCAAAATCTACTTGAGAAGGTTTTATCTTAGCCCCATAGAAAGGGTTAGTTAATATATCGTAGCATACCCATGCTGGGTTATTACTTCTTGCTTTAAAGCTCTCAGAGTAATCATCAGAAGTATAAATATCTAAATCTTTTCTAGTTACTTTTGTAGTTACATTAGGTTGTTGATTTTGTATACTATCAGTTGCCTTTATTTTAATACCTAACTGAGAAACCCCTCCATAATTTAGGTCTGTTGTATTTATTTCTTCTAAGTATGAAAATGTCATATCTGTTTTATATAAATGATATTTAGTATTACTAGGTATAGGAGATAATCTAGTAACTATAAACTCATATTTACCTTTTGTAAGATTTACACCTAAATCATCACTACTAACTAAAAATTTAACTTTGCTAGTTTTATTAGCAGTATAACTAAGAGTATTATTTCCTCCTATATTAACATTTCTATATCTTATTCTATTTTGTTTTTGTAATTCTAATTCTTCAGCATGGGATATATTACTATTATTATATATTTCCCAATCTGACCATACATATTTTTGTACTGTTCTGTAATAGTCTCTTCTTCGTTTCCTAAATGTTTGTAAAGTACTTATACTGAATTGCTTTTGATATATTGGGGGGTTAAAGTAATTCCAAGTAGATTCCCCTTTAATCCTATACCCTATGGAATAGCTAACTGTAACTGGAAGGTATCTATTTTTTTTAGCATATAAATGATAAAGTCCTTCCATAAATTCAAAGTGTAATTTAAATCTATCTATATTATCACTTTCTGACTCAAATATATAAGACTCATTGTAAGTCAGCGTTTCTGTAACATTACCATTATTATAAGAGGTATCATCAAACCCTTTCATTATTGATTGATTAAAAGTACCATCTCGGTAATAGAATACACCATCATTTACACTACTCACATAGTTATTGTAAGGTTGTCCGTTGAAGTAAATATCAGCAGAAGATATTTCTTCAATTTCACCATAACCGAGTGCTAATTGTATTGCTAACCAATCATCTCCATTTTCATAGTAACTGAACTTGTTTATTTCTGTTCCACCTACTACTTGAGTTCCATAAACAATAGGTATTACTGAATTTATATCCCTATTAGTACTAATACCCTCCCATGTATAAGTTTTTGATTCACTTATATTACTATCCATATTAGTTTCAGGTATATCAGGTGCTAACATTTTATTAATTAGCATCATACCACCAATAATAAGACCTGTTGCTAGGGTATAGGCTATTGCTGTAGCAATTACAGAAGTACCAATATAGGACATAATAATACTTGCAACTGCGGCTATAGCTGAAAATTCTTGATAAGGAAAGTATACTATAATATCATTTTCTTTTACAAGTATATTTTCTTGTTCTTCTTTCTCTTTTATAAGTTTCCCATTATAAATTATACAATAATTTGTTTCATCTAATTCATTTTTTCTAGCATAATCTATTAAATACTTTCCATGAAGTTCTGTTCTTTTATTTTGAATATTAAGTTTAAAAGGGTTAGGAATTTCTGTAATAAATACTGTACCAAAAGAAAATGTATTTATATTTATATTTTTTATTGTTTCGTTGTAGGAATCTCTTATATCAACAAATGCCATATTAGCTTTTGTGATAGAGTAATCTTGAACTCCTTTTTGTTTCATCATATTTCCTTTTAAATTCCTATAAGCTTATTTTGGTAAGTAGTACCCTACAATTCTATTTTTATATATTTTATCTGTAACCTTAGTAACCATAACTCCTTTATCAGCAGTCATATGTATAAAATTATTTTTATCAATCATAAATCCTACATGACCTATGACTCCATAAGGATTTTTCATTAAGACTATTGTATTCTCTTGTTTAGGAACTTCTTTAAAATAATCTATATAATTAGTTTCTGTAAATAATTTATGACTATGTAGTAAGTCTATTCCTAAGTAATTTAAATTAGGTATTTTAACATTTCTTCTTTTTCCTATTTCTATAACTAAAGTCATACAATCAAACCCCTCATTAATATTTTGTCCATCATATTTAAATTTACACTTTAATAAATCTAAATAATCATATTCATACTTTTTCATTTAACCCCTTTTTATTTAAACTTTTATAATCGCTCTTCTAGTTAATCCTTGGAAACCTAGGAAAGGTAACCCTACTCTTTCATTATTAGTATTTAATCTATCTTCATCAAATCTTTCTTTACAACTTTCTATAGTTTTATTACAAAAAGTAAAGTTAGTTCCTGCTCTTCCTGAAGTTGCATAAGGACATCCTGTAAACACATTATTAAAAGTTCTCTGACAATGGGATGGATTAAACTTTTGACTAGGAAAAGGAATCCTCATAGGGTTTTGACCCATACTAAGATTAAAAGTTACATATTGGTGATTTGTAGAAACATCTCTTACAATAAATTCTTCATATAAAGTATCATCAGGATTAAGGATAGGTGTAAGTCCTAAATGATTTTCATGTACAACTCTTAATCCTATAATCCACTCTGACCCAAAATTGGGGTCTTGTTCTACCATTTGTCCAACTATTCTATCTACATTCTGTATATTTAGAGGGACTTTTGGGAGTGTTCCTGTGGTAGCTTGTGGAACTTCTCCAATAGTAACATTAGTAGGTTGATATATTTCATTATTAAATACTACAGATTCTGTATTTACACAAAGGTTACTTATTAATACACCTTCAGGATTTTTTATAGTTAATAAAGTTATCCAAGCTTTATCCTGAAATAACTTATCAGCTTCTTCTAAAGTATCTTGACTAAATTCTCTCATATTCTTCCTTTACTTATCTATATCTCAGTAAATTTCATAGAAATATCTTTAACAAAAGGTCTCGACCCATCCTGAGTTATATCAATAGGCTCATTAAATCTTACAGCATATTGTTTGAAATTATTTGTTTCATCTTTATCTGTAGGGTGTGTAAAAGTAAAAGGAGTATATAAATTAACTAAATCATAAAAATCTTCTAAAACTTTAGCTTCTGCTATTGTTCTTGTGTTAAACTCTAAGGTAAAAGTCTTTCGTTGTTTTGTAGACCATGGCCTTACTAAAACTGTTCCATTTTGCATTTCAACTGTAACTGTATTATCTTCACCTTGTGTTTCTAAATTGGTTGGATAATTACAACCATTAACCCCCTCATAAGGAGGAAATTCCAATTCAGGTAATGCCATACATCCTCCTTAAACTCTTCCATTATTACTACCAAAGGCACTTCTTATTCTACTATCTGTTTCTTTAGCTTGAAGCATTATAGTTACTATTTTTTCATACTCATCATTATCATTCTTTTTCGTTATTTGTTCTATCATTTTTGCATCAATATCTGTTCCAGTTTTATTTTCAATATTTATAGATACAGGAGAATTCACTACTGTCCCTCCAGCATTAGAACTTGGTACAGACCCAGTTTTATTAATATAATCTAACATAGGTCTTGTTTGAGGATTTACTGATGATTTTTGTGTAATATGTTCTCCTCCCATAGCCATAATAGTAGTACCATTTACTTGTCCTAGATAGAGGTCATCTTTTGTACCCGAGCCTCCTGTTAAAAGACCCCCACTAGCATATCCTTTAACTCTTCCATTAGGAACTCCATCTATAAGACCTCCTTTTGCTAAGCTTAAACTTCCAAAGTACATATCAGTAAGAGGAGTAGATACTGCTGTACTTGCTACACTTGAAGTAACCGCTGATGCTCCACTTGAAAAAAGAGAACCTATTCCAGAAGTAACTATACTACCAATTCCACTTACTGCTTGTTTGACTATTAATGTTCTTATTAATTCTTTATAAATTTCTTGTATAACACTTTTAGCTAAATCCCCCATATCCATAAAGCCCTTATTAGTTACGTCAAAGAAATTCATAAATCCATTTTCTAAAGATTGTAACCCTACATTACCTACCTGTTCTAATGCCTCTGTAATTGTTGGTATGCTGTCTTTATAGGACTGTAATGCTTTAGCGAATCCTGAGTTACCATATTTATCAAAGCTATCTAAAGTTTCTTTTAGTTTATCAGATTGTAAGTTTAAATCTCTTAAATCTTTTATTCTTTGTTGATTCTGTAAATACTCAGCTTTAGTTATCTCTCCATTTTGAAACTTCTGTTCATTTTTGATTTGTAATAAAGTAGTTTCTAGTGGGATTCTATCTTTTATAGCAACTTCTTGAGCTTCTATTTCATCTGTTATTTCTCTTTCTTTATCTATAAGAGAAGTTGAAAAAGAAGCTTTATCATATTGTAAACTTAAAGCTTTTATCTTAGCTATTTGATTTTGTATGTTTTTTTCATCTTGTAGATTACCAAGAAGTTTTCCTCGTGTATTTATCTCTGCTAATAATAATGAGTCTTTATCTTTATATTGCAAAGCTAATTGAGCTTCAGATACTTGTTGTCTAATAATTTGCTTTGTTATATTGTCTTGTCGTCTTTTTTCTTTCTTAGTTTGTTTTTCTTGTTGCTCTTTTAAATCAGAAATTCTTTTAGAAGAGTTTAGAAATAAATTGTTAGCATCAACAAGATTCTGTAATAAAGCTTTTTGAGTATTATATACATTAATCTTTTCCTCATTTATTCTTACTTCTTCTTTATTTGCATTTAAGCTATTTTGCCTTAAACTATCTATTCTTGACTCTATTTCAATTATAGCACTACCTGCCCCTTTAAAAGAATCCACATTTAAAAAAGATATATCTTCCCCAAGAGTTGATAACCTTGCTTTTACAGTATTTACTGTCTTAGGCAATTCTTGAAGTGTTCTTTGTATTTTTGTTTCTAATATATTTTGAAGCTTAGGCAGTTCTTCAGTAGAAGCAATATTAATAGCCTTATTAAAAGAAGTCATACTATTTTGAATATTAGTTAAATCTGCTGTACTAAAAAAGTCAAAAGTTTCTTTAAATACTTTTGTATCTTCGGTAATATCTTCAATAGGTTTTTTTAATTGTTCTAATCTTGTTCTATTTTTTTCAATTTGAGTTTCTAATAAAGTATATTGTTTACTTGTGCTATCTAAAGTTTTTAATTGTGCTTCTTGTAAACCAATAACTCTTGTCAAGGAAGTTATGTTCTTCTGATTCTGCTGTTCTAAGCCTTTACTTGATAAATCATTTAAAATATTTTGATATTCTTGTGTACTTTTTGTTAACTCTTTTTGTTGTTTTTTAACACTGTTTAATTGTTGTTCTAATCTCTGAATTACATCAAAACTTTCATTTTTCTTAGTTGCTTGTGCAATCATTGCTTCTAATACTTGTTGGATTTGAGTTAATTCATATTTAGTTCTTTTAAGAGTTTGTTCAGAACCATTCTTACCAAAATTTTTTAAACTATCATCTACTAACTTCAGCTTTATATCTATTAAATCTGCTCCTTCTGAAAAAGAAGAAGAAATTGATGACCAAAAACCAAAAAAGTCAGATAAAGCCATCCTATTATTTAAAGTAGAAATATACCCAATAAGCCCTTCAAATACTGGTTTAAAAACATTATTATAATCACTAAGTATATTATTTGCAAATTTAGACCAAGTCTTTCTATAATCCTCAGTAATATTTTTTGCTTTATCAATCTCATCAGAAGTTACATTAAGAGATTCTCTTAGATTAGTCTGTATTTCATTTGCATTATTCTGTAATGCTTGAAATACATTCTTTGTAAGAACTTCAACTCCAGAAAGAGCCTCATTATAACTTTCTCTACTATATGATTTAATTGTATCTAAAAATCCTAATAAAGCTTTATTACTTTCTTCTCCACCTTGGGCTATTTGTTTTGCTAGGTTTTGTTGATTAACTCCTATTTTTTGAAAAAAGTTTGAAATAGCTCCTGTATCTTTCCCTAAAGCAATAGTAAATTTTCTTATTTGTGTACCAATAGTTGATGCGTTAAAAGAAGCATTAGATAAAGCACTAGCTAAACCATTTACAGCATCAATAGTTAATCCAGTAGCTTTCGCAGAAGCTAAAGCATAGTTGGCAAAGGTATTAATGTCTTGTGTACCTAATCTTGACTTATTTGCTAGGTATGCTAATTTAGCCCCTAACTCATCGACACTAGCAATAACTTGTCCAAA